AACAACTATTTCCATTTCTCGAATTAAGACCGATTCAATACGTTTAGCATATCCGTTGATATACTTTTGAATCTCCTTCTTATTTTCAACCTTGATACTCATTACCAACTGAAATTATTGTTGTTACACTACTATTTTTATCTGCTTACTAATCGAAAGTGGTTCGTAGTTCATGATTTGATGTTCACCCAAACTATTACCCAATGTGTCTTTAATACTAACCGATGCAACTAAATTCATATCAACACTAACCAATGAATTATCAACATACATCGAATAGCTGGCTTGTTTTACCTGACCATCTACTAACATCGTGTATTGCTTTGTTATTACTTGCAAATTGCAAGCTACAAAATCGGATGTTGTTTTAGTGCCGGGTATCCAATCTCCGTTCGCATCCTGTGTTGATGTTGTTTCAATTATAAATGCTATGTATCCAGTCTTTTGCATTGATTATCCATTAAATGATTCACCTACAAAACCGTATTTCAACCCCACAAACTTCGAATCATTCAACTCACTGTAAATACTTTGAGCCAATGAGAAAAAGTTATCGGAACAAATACTAGCTACACGTCGCAAGACTGCAGAAGAATCCGCAAAGATTACGGAGCAAATACGCAAGGATGCGGCTAAGCCTGTTGAGTCTACTAAGACTGAACTCACAAACTACGATGCTGAATTAAAGGCGTTGCGTGATTCACAGGAAGCGCAGATTATGTTGATGGAGGATGGAGTAGATAAAGAGATTGCACTTGCTGACCTGAAAGCTATGAAGCTGCGTGATGGCGCAAAAGGCAATGCGGATCAACTCAAAGCTATTGCGGCGCAGAATGCTGCCGATGTGGATGCTATCCAACAACGTGCAGCACAAAAGGAGTTAGCAGATGCACAGGCTGTGCAAGATGCAAAACTTGCATTAGCATCACAGTCACTCGGAGCCATTTCCAACCTTGCTACGGCATTCGGTAAAGGTGATGAGGCACGCGCTAAAAAAGCGTTCAAGATTCAGAAGGCAGCAAGCATTGCACAGGCAACCGTTGATACCTACAAAGGTGCACAGGGTATCTTTGCAAACGCTGCAATCAATCCCGCTACTGTTTTATTCCCGGCACAGCCATACATTCAGGCGGCACTTGCTGTGGCTGCTGGTCTTGTCAACGTTAAAAACATTGCATCGCAACAATTCCAAAGTAACACGCCACCATCTACAAGCACACCACCACCATCAACGGGCGGTGGCGGCGGCGGTGAATCACAGCCCGCACAGTTCAATCCACTTGCGGCACAGTTCATCAATGATAGACCTGAGCAGTTAACGCCACGCGCATTTGTTCTTGCGGGTGATGTAGCTTCGCAAGTTGAAGTAAGAGAGAAAGTGCAAGACCTTGCACGTTTAGGATAACCTTTAAAACAAACAAAAATGGAAAAGAGAAAAGTAGTTAAGTGTGTGATAGATGAAGAAGGTCGTCTTGGTATTACGGCAATGGGCTTGGTAGATAGCCCTGCTATTGAAGAGAACTGGATTGCACTTTCAAAGATGCAGCTGAGCGCATTGAATGATGAACGTAGAATGCTATACGGTGCTGCGCTTATCCCGGATAAAGAGATATTGCGCTATGATGAAAAGGGTGAGCCATACTACGTGTATTTTGAAAAGGCCACAGTGCAAGCTATCGCACATCAGTTCTTTAAAAAGAATCTGCAACACACAACTAACCTGCAACATGAGATACCTGTGACGGGTGTGACGGTTGTTGAGTCATGGCTGAAAGAAGGCAAGCAAGACAAGTCTATGCAGCTTGGACTATCTGAATTACCAGACGGCACATGGTTCATCGGTACGCATGTCGATGATGACAGCGTATGGCAAGATGTAAAAGAGGGTAAGGTAAAAGGGTATAGCATAGAAGGCTTTTTCAATGAAGTTGGTGTAGCGATGAGTGGCGTTAAGAACTACGAGGCTGAATTGCTACTGGAGATTGACCAACTATTAAGCACTGTAAATCCATCCAAATGAAAATAAACGCGGTTAAGTTCAAGGACAAGAAATCCTTTGACAAAAACAAAACAAAAAGCAACGTGCTGTCGGTCTTTGAACCGTTCGGCATTGTAGTCTTTGAAGATGAAAAACACGTTGTGCCCGATGCGGCGAAGGTTTCACAGGTCAACGAGGTTGATAGATCACTGGATAAGATTCAAAGTGGCCTTGCAATCTGCATCACTAGCAATTTAAAATCTGCTGTTGAGTTCTTAGAACTTAAGCAGGTAGAGATTAAAGAAGTGTTTGAGGCAACTAACACACTGTTTGTTGAAGTGCCTGCATTCGCATCCTTTGATGAGTTCTATGAGTCGCTCATGCGCACCAAACTATTCATCAGTGTTGAGCCTGACTATATCCAACCATTCGAGGCAACGGCTGAATTGTCAATTCCTGCACAGTGGCATCTTCAAAACTTCCGTGCAACCGAAGCATGGTCACTCATTCCCGCAAATGCATACGGCGAAGTGGCAGTACTTGACGTAGCGTGTGAAGTTGACCACGAAGATTTAGTAGGCACTATCAGTGACCTGTCTTGGAACTGCGCCTACGATACAGCAGACGTGCGACCGATTAGCCCGTATGAGAATCACGGCACACCATGTAGCGGATTGATTTGCGCTAAGACCAGCAATGACATCGGAGTAAGTTCAATCGGCAACAACAAACTCAAAGTGCAGTTTTTGCACATAGCAATGAACTCGAATAGCGGCGGTGGTTTCTTTACATCGGACACAATCGTAACACGCGCAGTCAACAAGGCTATCGCTAATCCTAACTGCCTTGCAATATCCATGAGTTGGGGTGGCACTAGCACATACACCATGTTTGCTAACGCATTGACCACAGCTAAGAACATCGGACGTGGTGGAAAAGGTATTTGTGTCTTTGCATCTAGTGGTAACAGCTACTCATCGACCGTAAACATTAACCCCGCAGGATTGCCTATGGTGCATGCCGTTGGTGCATCCGCTCAAAACAACACACGCGCAGGATTCTCAAACTATGGTACCAAACTTTTTGCTGCTGCTCCGGGTGTGGCTACACCAACAACAGACCGCATGGGCGCAAATGGCTACAAGGCTGATTCAAACTATACGAATTTCAGCGGAACATCTGCTGCTTGTCCTGTTATGGCTGGTTGTGCTGCTGCTATTATACTTGCTAATCCTACATTGACCGAAAAGCAAGTGACCGACATCATCGCTAGCACTGCGTTAAAGAGTGGCGGTTATGTTTATGATGCAAATGGCAAGTCACTAGAACTCGGTTTCGGTGTTGTTGACTTGTATTCGGCAATAGTGAAGGCTCAAAGCGGCGAGCTGCCACCACCACCACCACCATCTGAACTTAGCAACCTATACGGCACAGTAAGTTCACCCGCATCTGCTAACCAGGGGGCGCAGGTAACAGTGAGTTACACGGTGCAACTTGACAAAGTGCGTGATGCTGATACAGTGACGAACATTGCACTGGAGTTTATCCGTCCTGATGGATCTAAGTCAACTTTCTACACGGGCAATGTGACTATCTCAAAAGGTCAACTGTTGTTTACAGGTACGCTGCCATACGTAGTGCCTAACAACGTGACTGGAGTAGGTAAATTCAACCTATACATTGACGTTGCAGGCTCGGTAAATGAGAGCAATGAAAGTGATAACATGGCAACGACTAGCATTAACGTAGTTGCTCCTGTGCCCGTTGGCAATTATGACTTAGAAGTAACGCCGACAGGTTACACTTGGCTCGCACCTGACCGTGTGCGCATCGGTAGTCGCATGACAAATCGTGGTGCTGCAACTATCACAAGCTATAAACTCAAATGGGAGTTTGACGGACGCACTGGATTTTGGGAAAGACCTGTTACACTAGCAACAAATGCAAGTCATTCAACAGGCAATGTGATGTATCCTACCGTAAACACAAAGTTTCCTGCGACATTCAAAGTTAGCGTGGTAAGTGTGAACGGACAGCCTGATAATAATCCGGCAAATGATGTAGCTATTACGATTGTACAGAAAATGTGATTATATTAGCCACCTCTCGAAAGAGTTTTGGTTTAGTGTAGTAAAGTATTTAGGTGTTACTAAAAAGGGAAGCAAACGAGCCTCCCTTTTTTCTTTTGTGTTTGTCACTGACTAACCTAGAATGGACAACCTGATGTACTCTGCAACCGTTGTCTTGGATTGCTTTGCTGCCTTCGTGATTGCTTTGAATTCTTTTTCGGTTACTCGCGCACTGATGCGCATGTCTTTTGTCTGTGGTTGTGCTTTCATTATTTTGATTTTATACGGCTAATGTAGCCACAAATGCCCATGCAACAAAACGGCTGTTTTGCTACAATACCAAAATTACCAAAATGTCAGATATCAAAAACCAAATCAAAGCTGTATTTGCAAAATACAACATTGAACCATCTGCACTCGGTATCAAGTTTGAAGATGAATCAGCTGACGCAGCCGAAGCGACTGCAACGGAGGTAAAGTTTGCCGTAGAAGGCACACTTGCTGACGGCACCAAAATCTACTCAACTGCGGATGAGTGGGTGGTAGGCGTTGACATCTACACGCAAGATGCCGAAGGCAATCCTGTACCAGTTCCTGCGGGCGAATACATCTTAGAGGATGGCGTAACGAAAGTTTACGTAGCTACGGACGGTATCATTTCTGAAATCGAACGCGAAGAACAGTCTACTGAAATGAGCAGCGAGGATCTCGTTGCCGTAATCGGTCAACTGTCTGAGCGCATCGCAGCACTTGAAGTTGAAAAGACTGAGCTTGCTGCCGCTGTTGAATCTGCTAAGAAAGACACGGACGCTGTTAAGGCTGAACTCGCTTCAGTTAAAAAAGCCCCTGCCGTTCCTAGCGTAAAGTCTCAAGAATTTAAAAAGAATACGGCTCCAGTAGTAGCATCGAATGGTAATTCATTCGCTGACTTCATGGAGAATATCCGTAACAAACAAAGCAAATAATTCACCTCATAATTCTATTTAAAAATGCCAACAACAACTTCACTCACCACCACCTATGCAGGTGAATTAGCTGGTGAAATCGTAGCAAAGGCACTCTTGTCAAACGTATCTACACAGTACGTGACAATGAAGCCAAACGTACCTTACAAATCAGTAGTACGTAAAATTGATGACACTGTAACTTTTGCCGCTGGCACTTGTGACTTTACCCCAACAGGTACTATCACTTTGACAGAGCGCATTCTGACTTTGGAAGAGTTCCAAGTTCAACGTCAAATCTGTAAAAAAGATTT